TGACCGAATCGGGACCCTTTTCCGCTGGCTTGATGTTGAATCCGAGCCGATAGATTTCCTCAATGCTCTTGGGTTCTGCGCTATCAGCCACAATCTCCCACGCCCTCGTAATGCCGAACTCCTTCAACTTGGCGGCAATGTCCGAGTTGGTGAGGCCACGGTTGTACAGCAGTTCATGGACAAAGAGGTCATCCCCCCTGCGGTACACGGCCACCAATGCCGTGGGGTCGTTGCTAAAGCCCCAGTCGAGGCCGTAGGCGACGAATTTCATCGTGGATGGGTCTATGCCCTCAACTACCGAGAAGTCGCCGTATATCGCACCTTGGAGGGTTCCAACCTGACCGAGGCCGTACACCTTCCACCAATTCGCCCAATAGGCGGAGGTTTCGGCTTTGGTCTTGGCTTTCTCAATCTCTCGGATGATGGCAGGGTCAAGGGCTTGGTTGTCCTTGTAGGTAACGAGCAGGAACTCGGCATCGGGGTCGTGCATCAATTCGGTATGCGCCCAAAACTCTCGGACTGGATTGTAGTCGATATAGATGGCGGTCCTTGTCCTGATTGCCAGTTGGTGATAGGCTTCCCATGCGATGTTGTTCGCCTCGTTAACGAATAGCACATCCCTCCTTGCCCCTCGCATCTTGTCGCTTTGGTCAGCGGAAAAGAACTCGATGTAAGAGCCATGCGGAAAGTCATATCGCAGCAGCGTTCGGTTGTATAGTTCCTCTTGGTATAGCCCTGTCATGTTGAGCATCTTGAGGAAGTCCTTCAGCGCACCCCTGCGAAGGTGGGGGATGGATTCGGAAACTACTGAAATCTCAAGCGGTCCGCATTCGGGGTTGGATGCATAGGAGTAGAGCAAGGACAGGATGGCGAAGGTCTTGCCTGCCGATGAACCTCCTTGGACTATTCGGATTCGTTTGCGGAATCCATCAATCTTGATTGCCGTTGTTGTTGGTGTCAACTTGTAGTTTTACGCCCTGCCATATTGGTTGAGGCGATATGGTTGCAGCGACCTCCTGCTTGGGTTGACCGTACACCCGTGAGAGCAGCGTTTCCATCGAGTAGAGCGTTCCCTTCTCGATGGACTTGCGGATGGCCGAGGCGATAGTCTTTTCGAGTACCGTTGCCGTTGGGTTGTCCCAAACCGCCTTGACTTCCTCCAAGGTCATGGCCATCATATTTTGGATGGTGTCGTTGATTTCGGACCGCTTGTAGCCTTGGTCAATCAGGGTGCTGACGTACTTGCGTGGGCGACCGTTGGGGTTCATTGTTTCCCCCTTATCCGGCCTTGTGAGTGTTCCACCGTTCCTTGCTGGTACTTGCGTTGCCACGATGTACTTACGATGTTTTGAGCGCAGGGGTCGGATTTGAACCGCCTTCCTTTTGGCTGGATGCCAACTGTTCAACCTGATGAACTTCCTGCGCCTGTTTTCTTGCTTGCAAAGATACTCGCTGCCCCTTATACATTCCTGCACCCAACTCGTCTATTTTGCTGAATGGTAAAATAGGAACTGTTATTTTGCAGGTTTTGTCAATTAAATAAATATATCTAAAAGAATGCCCACCTTGTAATTGTTTTGCTCCTATATATTCCATAACGGGCCTACTTTTTGACCCTCCATTGCTTACTATATTAAACTTTTCTTTTGATATAAACGGTTTTAACCAATTAGTATAACCACTTAATCTCAATGTTGCACCTAAAACAACTTCTTTATTTGGCAACTCATAAAACTCTTTATATTCAGTTATTCCTGTTAATAAAAATCCACTTGCTCTATAAATAGTCCCATCTCCACATTGCAAGCCATCTGCAAAAGAAACAATCCATTTTATGTGCGGTGCATTTTTTTTTATTAACTTGATACTGATTGCTATGCACCTGCTTTCCGAATATTTTGGAAGATATTCATCAAAAGCCATTCTGTTTAATTCTATAAACTCGTTCCATTTTTCGTTATTAGTTTTATTGTTTGTTTCAACCAAATTAATTAAGTGAGACTTTTGCATTGAATTACCATAACTTAAAACTCCGTGCAATTTATTGTCTAAAAAACATCCAAAGTGTAAAATTGAGTTTGCGACAACCTTACCGCTATAATGGTGCTTCTTCACAAACTCATTAGCAATCTTCGCAGGTATGACCTTAACGATTATTTCCTTTGCCCTGCCCATTGCATAACGATTAAGTACAAAGCGTTCCCGTTGCTATTTTCGTTGCCCATCGTTTCGGCATACTTATACTCCTCGGTTTGCTTGATGTCGGCTATTGCGTTTTTGATTTGCTCTGCCTGTTCATCTGCAAGCGTGAAGGTCATTTGCTGAAATGGGGCCTTATCGCCATCGGGCAAAGTAAAGTCCTCCCCAAGTTCATTTGCGTTTAAATCAAAGCCCGGTAAGTCAAGACCCCACTCTTGCAGTTCTTCGGTGTCCCATTCATTCGCAAGCATCTCCCAATCCCACTCCCCTCCGCTTACGTTGTCCTTAATGATGAACTGCCTTTGCTTGTCCTCGTCCCAATCCACAATATGAATCGGCACGTCCTTCCATCCTGCCTCACGCATGGCCTTGAGCCTCATATTACCCCCAAGCACTATCATATCGGTATTAACAACGATAGGGCGAACCTCGGCCATTTCGGGCAGGTCTTTGATGGACTGCACAAGTTTCTTAAACTTGTCATCCTTGATGACCCTTGGGTTGTTCGGGTTGTTCTTGATTGTGCCTATGGGTACTCGTTGCATCAGTATTCGATTTTATCAATCAGTTCGTCAATCTTGTCCACTATCTTCATCTTCACCGCAAAAGCATTCGGCGAGTTGGATTCGTCCACCGCACCAATGCAGTCGCAGAGGGTGGTTATCACCATCATCAGCGAATCCATGCGGGCTTGGACCTGCGCTTCGGGGTCAACCTTCGTCGAGTTCGCCAAGTTCCCGTAGTTTATTCCTGCTCCAGCCAAGAGCCGCTTTGCCGCCCCAAAGCAGGTAGGAGATGTATCCGCAATCGCTGGTACTGTCAGCGTTGTCGTAGTAGGTTTCTGCCCTTGACAGGTAGGAGTGCATCCGCTTGATGGTCGCAAGGGAAATCGCTTCCCCGCTGGCGAGTTGCTGCGCCCTGACCTTGCCTGTTTGGGTTGCACATTTGTTGCCGTTCCGCTCGTTGAGTTCAATCCCCCGCTTGGCGTTGTTGCGTACACCTTCGCCGTAGTCGGCATAGGATTCGAAAGCCTGACGCTTGTGGTTGGCCCAAAGATTGCCACAAACCGCAAGGCGTTGCTGGGCATCGGGGAACTCTGCCGTGGTGTTGGCGTTGGACATACAACGACCGAGGAATTGGTCGCTGGTTTCATTCGCTTGGGGTGTTGGTAAGGGCATGGGTAACGGTATGCTGATTGGCTTCGGCGAATTGGTCCGCCTGTTCGTAAATGTAGGAGAGCGCAGATTTTACGCAGTCAGCGCACCACCAATTCGTGTTGGGTCGGCCGTGTGCAACGAGGATGGTCTGCAAGTCATGGACGGCTTCGGGGGATAGCCGCATGAACAGGGATGCCTGATATTGCTCCCAATAGTGGCGATGCTTGGCTGCAAGCAGGAACTCGTCTTGGGTCATCGGTTGGTCAGTTGCAGGATGACAACGGTAAGCCCTGCCGAGGCGAGGCCGTACACAGGCGCAAGCATCCAATCGCAGGTCAGCAGGGTCAGGCAAGCCCCGAGCCAAAACGAGAGGCAGGTGATGCAGCTGAACGGCTTGTGCCTGCCGAGCCAAGTGCGATACCACCAAGCGGGCAGGACGTGGTACTCGGCAATGGCAAGAGCGGCAAGGCTACTGACGAGCAGCGGGAATATCAGTACGTCCATGGGTTTTAAGGATTGCTGCTTTGATTTTGGCCTTGGCTTGTTCGATTGAGTATATCACGCTACGGTAGGGGATGCCTGTTTCACGGGATAGCTTCTTCATGTTGCCCGTGGCCATGTGAAGTTTCAGCAGTTCCTTGTCATAGGGAAACGCCCCCTCCTTGGCCCAAGAATCCATCTCCGTTTCGGCTATCGCCCACATATCGTCCACAAGGGAACTGTACTCCTCATGGGTCATATCAGCGTTGGGGTCTATTTCCTCGGTGGTGTCGTGGTGCCTGTACTTCTGTGCAAACTGGTTGTTCTTGCCTCGGTACAGGTTCAGGAGCAGGCGCACAACGTAGAACTTGAAGTAACCCTGCCCATGGATTTGCAGGATTTTGTCGGGGTCTTTCTCTAGTAGGATAAGGACGCATTCCTGTTCCAAATCCCGCCAAAGCGGGTCACCGCCTGTGATGGTCAGGCAGGCCTTCTTGATTTCTCCGCTTCGGTAGAGGTCCAGTATGACTTGGTCTGCTGTTGCCATACGCAAAGGTATGCAAAAAAATAGGGGGATGCACTGAAGCACCCCCCCATCCGAATCTCACGGATTTGCCGATTATCGTAGGCTCACCGACGACGTAAGTCGCACCTACTTAGAATTATAACCTCCGTAAAGATTTAGCAGAAAATCTTGAGTATTGTGCAAAACTTGTCTGCGGATGTACTTGATTTCAGGGGTTGCGATGATGTCCTGCTCGTAGGAAAGTTTGTTCTTGATGAGCGTGGAGTGGTTGCGCTTGATAACTGCCCCGATTTCGTGGTACTTGAACAGGAACTCGTTATAGGCAACGTCGGTGATGATGTTGCGAGCGATGACGTTTGCCCGCTTGCGACTACTGGAGCAGATGGCTTCTCGGCTGATTCCGAGTACCATTGCGGTGGTGTCAACGATATGATTGATGAGTGCTGGGGTCATGGTTTCGGGGGGGTTGGGTACATCCAATGGCTGACTTCATGCACCCACCACACATCGCCGTGGATGTTGGTGAAGGTTTGCGTCTGCGTGCCTACGAGCCAAGCCACGGCGTAATTGCCATCGTGCAGAGCGATGAATACCTCCTCCATCTTGGAGGGCATCGTTTCAGGGGTTAGGCGTGTCCATTCCATGGCTTAGGCTTTTTTGGCGTTGAGGACATGGCCAAGCAATACCCAATTTACCCGAAAGGGGGAAATGGTTTCAGCGTGGTCGGGGGTGAGGCAAGTAGCACAAGCCTTGCGGATGTGCAGTTGCCAGCGGCGGAAATCGGTGGGGGTTGGTTTCATGGGTTTAGGGTTTAGTAATGCGAAGATATACACAAATTAGGAACATTCATCCAACAGCTTTTGAAATTGCTCAACGCTTGAGATGACTACATACCTGTAGCCAACTGCCTCTACGACCCCCTGCCACCACTTTTGCGATAGGGATTGCTTGCCCTTGGGTGCCTTGAACTCAAGGAACACCGCACCCTTGGGCGAAAGGTATGTCATGTCGGCAACGCCAGCCGTCAGCCCGATACCTTTAAGGAAGTAACCGTTGGAGCGGGAGCGAGGATTGTTGAGGTTCAGGAATAGCCGCCCCTGCTCGTTGGGTCGGAGCATTGCGAACAACTTGACGCAAGCGGCTTGCAGATTATATTCTTCCATCATGTTGGATTGGGGTATTCGTTGGCTTTGGTAAACGGAAGCAAGCACTGGATGCCCGCAGTTCCAAGGGAACCGTTGCGGTTCTTGCGGACGATGACTTCCATAAGGTCAGCCTCCTTGCTCTTGTCGTGTTCGTAAGGTCGATAGACAAATGCAATCTTGTCGGCATCAAACTCAAGTTGTCCTGTTTCCCGAAGGTCGCTCATAATGGGCCGATGGTCTGCCCTGCCTTCGGTTGCACGGGATAGCGATGACACCACCACCCCGAACACCTTCTGCCTCTTGCAGATGGTCTTCAAGGTCTTGCTGATGTTGGTCATCTGCTCAATCTTGGCCTTGGGTTTGTCCATCTTGAAAGGCTCGATAAGTTGCAGGTAATCGAGAAAAAATCCGCAGACACCGTACTTGGTTTTCAGTTTGGCGATTTCGCCTTCGATGCGGTCAAGGTTGGCTTGATGGAGGTCAACGATGTACAACGGCTTTGACTTGAGCAAGTCAGCCTTCTGCCCCAAGGTTAGGAATTGGCTTGTGGTGATTCGCTCGGTTGGGTTCAGGAAGTGCGACCCATCCATCTCGGCGAGGTTGGAAAGCATCCGTTGGCTTAATTGGTCGGCACTCATCTCCATCGTGAAGAAAACCACAGGAATGCCAGCCATGGCTTGGTTCATAGCGATTTGCAAAGCAAGCAGGGTTTTGCCCATTGCAGGGCGACCACCCAGCAGGATAAATTCGGATGGCTTGAAGCCTGTGAGAAGTCGGTCAATAGGAGCAATGTAAGTCGGATATACGGAATCCTTGCGTCTGCCTTCCCTCACCTCGTTCATGTTCAGCAGGTACTCCTTGGCAAGTTCATGGGCGGTGGTTTCGCTGGCGTTGGTTTCCACCGCTTGCATGGCTTGGTAGCGGGCAAAGGCTCTTGGAATATCTCGGTCAACGGCAA